TCAGCTATAAATATAGGCGGTGTGCTAACCGTAGGGGCACTATATAAATTAACATTCAATATTGACTCTATAACACTTTTAGGCACGGGAATTACAAATGAAGGAAACCCAGCATCTATATTTAACTCTTTGGGCAAAAAGACAGTATACTTTTTCGCCACAGCAGCAGCACTGTCATTAAAACGAGCAGGAAGTGCGTGTGATATACAGATAAGTAATGTGTCTGTTAAGCCTGTTGCAGGCAACCACGCATACCAAACAACTTCAGCTTCCCGACCTATCCTTCGTCAGAACGCTGTTACAGGTGCTTATTACTTAGATTTTGATGGTGCTGATGACTTCTTTGTGACGAATAGTATTGATTTTACCGCTACAAATAAATTGAGCTTGTTTACAGGTGTGCAGAAGATGCCAGCTACAACAGTAAACATGTTATGCGAACTGAGTTCATCTAGTACCGAAGCGACTCAAGTAAACGCATTCTATCTAGCTGTACCTGAAACAGCTAGTGGTAATATATACTTCCGATCTCGCGCAAGCGCAATTTCTGGGCAAATCGCCAAAGCAGAATCGGGAAGCGGTATGCGAAATTGTGTGATAACTGCAAAAAGTGATATACCGAACGATTTAAATACAGTAAGTATTGACGGTGTTTTAGGTACACCTGCAACAACAGATTTAGGTGTAGGTAATTTAGGCAATTACCCGCTTTATATCGGTAGACGTGGCGGAACATCATTCCCATTTAAAGGTCACTTGTACAGCTTAATAGGTGTTGGGCGTTTAACGTCAGATGATGAAACAACAGCACTAGAAAAACTCATTGCTAAAAATACAGGGGTGACATTAAGTGTTTAATTTATCCGTTGTAAATATCGTACCTGATACCCACAAAGACGCCATTAATCAAATCGCAGAGCTTTACGGCTGTGGTGAAAATAATCTATCTGTAAAGTTAGTTGACAGTACAGGCGCAATCTATTGGGGCTGCCATTCGTGGTGGAAGCCTGAAGATTATGCTTTGTTCTCCGATGATGAATTGAGAGCGCAGATTATCCAAGCTGAGTTACAACCTGCGCTTGAGTTTTTATATGAGCGATTAGTTTTAGATGGCGACGCTCAAGAGAATTGGCAGGCTGCATTGAGTGAACTGGGGCTTTCGGAAGTTCAAGAAGAAGTTTAAATTTTTACAAGCATCCGAAAGGGTGCTTTTTTTGCAATTGTGAATAATGAAAAAAAACGCCTAAAAAATAATGATAAGACCAAGAAAACACGCATTTTTGGTTAAAAATACATGAGTGGTCAGCAATTTCCAAACCAAATCAAAGCAGGTACTACGTTTAAATTTAGTTTGAATTTGACCGCTTACCCTGCCTCCGATTGGACAATTCACGCCTATTTACGTGGTCCTCATGCAATTGATATGCAGACAGAGCCACAGGGCAATATGCATATTTTCAATATTTCAGCTTTGGTTACTAAAGAATACAAAGTGGGGCATTACGGCTATTCACTTCGAGCAATTCATACTGAAACAGGTGAGGTGGACGAGCTTGAAGCTGGCGCTGTTGAGATTAAAGCAGACTTGGCAGCGATATCTACAAGCCAAGATTTAAGAAGTCATGCACGTAAAACACTAGATGCAATTGAGGCAACTATTGAAGGGCGTGCATCTCTTGATCAAGAACGATACAGAATTAACAACCGTGAGCTATATCGAACACCACTAGAAACTTTAAAGAAACTACGTGATCAGTATCGAGCAGAAGTGAGCCGTGAAGAAGCAAAGCTATCCGGCAAAAGCATGTTCGGTAAAACATTACGTGTGCGTTTGGGGTAAGCCATGTTTGGATTAATAAAGAAAGAAGACCAAATCAGAACTCCACACGTTACAGAATTGAATGACGTAACTGTGAACAAGCCCAAAAAACTATATCGAAATATGGTTCGCTCTTTTAAAGCTGCTGTTTCAAGTCGCTTAAACAGTAAGTGGCCATCTATGCCGATCAGCGCAGATATAGTAATTGAGCGCAATCAAAGAATTTTAGTGGCACGTAGTCGTGAGCAATGCTCAAACAATGACTATGCGAAAAACTATGTTCGCATGGTGCACCAAAATATTGTTGGCCCTACTGGTGTCACGCTTCAAGCACAAGTTAAAAACTCCGCAGGTAAACTTGACGCCCAAGCCAATGATGCACTTGAGTTTGCTTGGTCTGAGTGGTCGAAAAAAGAAAATTGCGATATTCAATCAAAGAAAACATGGCGCTCTATTCAGCGTACTTGTGTGGTTTCAGCCGCCAAGGATGGTGAATTTTTTGCACGGATCGTTCGCGGTGGTGACGCTGGGCCGTGGGGGTTTTCGTTACAGCTGATTGATGCACAACGTTGTCCAATTGATTACAACGCTAAGTTGAAAAATGGCAGGTTTATTCGCCAAGGCATTGAGTTTAATACTTATGGCAAGCCAATCGCGTATTACTTCAATGCTACAGATGGTGATGATGTTTACTATCGAACAGCGACTAACAATTACACTCGCGTAGAAGCATCTGATGTAATTCATGGATTTTTAGAAGACATGGTTGGTCAAAAACGTGGCTTGCCTTGGACTTCTACGAGCTTATTTCGATTACATCAAATTTCAGAATTTGAAGACTCCGCTATTGTGAATGCACGTGTTTCCGCTAACAAAATGGGTTTTATTCAGTGGCGTGAGGGTTTCGGTCCTAAATTTGAAGAAGACGATGAGATTCAAATTGAATCGCAAGCGGGCGAATTTCCGATGCTGCCAGAAGGCGCTGAACTTAAAGAGTGGTCGCCAAATTATCCAACAGGTGAATTTCTACCATTTCACAAAGCAATGCTTAGATCGATGGCGGCAGGTATGGGGGTTTTATATAACAACCTCGCCTCCGACTTGGAAAACGTCAACTTCTCAAGTATTCGTCAGGGCACATTGGATGAGCGCGAACACTGGAAAGAACTACAACAATGGCTAATTGAAACACTGATTGAGCCTGTATTTTTTGAATGGCTCAAATATTCGCTATTGAAAGGCCATATTAAGAAAAAAAATGGTTCTTCATATCAGGCATTGGAGCTTGACCGATTAAGCAAGGTTTCTTGGCAAGCACGTCGTTGGACGTGGATCGATCCATCAAGCGAAGTAGCGGCCGCTGAAAAAGCAAAAAATAACATGCTGACTTCTCCAGGCTCTGTAATTCGCGAACAAGGTAAAGATCCGCAGACTGTGTGGGCGGAATCCGCGCGTGATTTAAAAACAATGAAAGACGAATACATTAATCAAGGTTTTTCTGCTGAAACCGCAGAAGAAATGGTGCTTGCCAGCATGGGGCGCAAACAAACAGGGGCGGTAGGTCGTCCAAAGGAAGGTATGTAAATGAAAATTAACCGTATCAATTTAGCGATGGCTTTGGCTGGTACTTATTTTACACGTGATGCATCAAACACTGTGTTGCCTGAATTTAACAAGGAGGCATTAACGCGTTCTTTTACTTTTGAGCGTGCTTCAATTGATGAAGAAAAACGCACTGTAGAGCTTTCATTTTCAAGTGAAGTGGAGGTTCAGCGTTGGTTTGGTTTTGAGGTTCTAGATCATAGTGCTGGCGCTATGCGTATGGACCGCATTATTGGTGGTTCTTTATTGCTGAATCATGATTGGGATGATCAGGTAGGTGTTGTTGAATCTGTGCGCATTGATGCAGATCGTAAAGGTCGTGCGGTAGTTCGTTTTGGGCGCTCAGCGCATGCAGAAGAGATTTTCCAAGATGTTAAAGATGGTATTCGTAAGCATGTATCTGTGGGTTATCGCGTACTCGGTGCCAAGTTAAAAGAAACACGTGATGATAATGATGTCTATCTCATTACAGATTGGGAACCTTATGAGATTTCACTTGTATCTGTACCTGCGGATATCACAGTGGGAGTGGGGCGTTCTGCAATTGTGAATAATGAAAACACACCTGCGAATTTGCAAAATGAAAAAATAAACAATACTCAAATTCCTCATCAACAGAGAACACATATTATGAATTGGGAATATTTTACTGACGAAAAGGGCAACCAAGTACGTCAACAAGTAGACGCAGAAGGTAAGCGTTTTGGTGCAATCGAATTGGTTCGCGCTGTTGATGATACAGCAGAGCAAGGCGCGCAAGCAGAGCGCAAACGTGTAAGCGATATTATTGCTTTAGGTGAGCGTTTTGGTGCGAGTGACTTGGTTCGTCAATTTATTGATGAAAATAAAACAGCAACAGATTTGCAAGCTGCAATTTTAGAACGAACCCATAAAAAACAAAGCAAACCGTTACGCGAACAAACGCGTGATAGTAACCTTGGTTTGTCTGATTCGGAAGTTCAGCGTTTTAGCTTGGTCCGCGCAATTCGTGCATTACTTCCAAATGCAACACAAGCAGATAAGGAAGCAGCCGCTTTTGAAATGGAATGTAGCCGTGAAGCTGAAAAAGCGTATGGTCGTACTGCACAAGGTATTTTAGTGCCAAGCGATGTTTTAAATCGTGCGTTTGAAAAAGGCGGTACTTCAAGCTCTGGTGCAAGCCTTGTTGCTGAAGACCATCGTGCAGACATGTTTATTGACATGCTTCGCAACCGCACTTCAATCATGGGTCTTGGTTATGTGATGGGTGGTTTAGTTGGCGATGTTGATATTCCAAAACAAACTGCTGGCTCAACAGCATATTGGTTGGGTGAAGATGAAGAGGTTGGCGCTTCAAATCCTACTACTTCACAATTAAAAGCATCTCCTAAAACAGTTGGTGGCCGTGTTGAGATTACACGTAAGCTTTTACAGCAAAGCTCTCCAGCAGCAGAAGATTTGGTTTGGAATGATTTAAACCGTTCAATTGCATTGAAAATTGACCATGCTGCTTATTACGGTTCAGGTTCTGCAAATCAGCCACTAGGCCTTAAAAATATTTCAGGCATTAACGCCGTGAATTTTGCTGCGGATAATCCTACTTTTGCTGAATTGGTGAAAATGGAGTCTGAAATTGCATCTGATAATGCAGAAGCAGACCGTATGGCATATGTGATTAACGCAGCAATGCGCGGTCATGCAAAAACAACAGCACGTTTTGGATCTGGTACAGAAAGTACAATCTGGGAAGCAGGCAATACAATGAACGGCTACCGCACAGAAGTAACCAATCAAATTGCCAATGGTGATGTGTTCTTTGGCAACTTTGCCGACCTAATCATCGCACTTTGGGGTGGTCTTGATATTACTGTCGATCCGTATTCATCAAGTGCTAAAGGTGGCGTGCGCATTGTTGGCTTCCAAGACGTAGACTTTATTCTTCGCAATACTGCATCAATTTGCTATGGCAAGAAACCAGCTTAATGCTGGTT